TTTAAGGAAGAAGTCATTTTAGAGGAAACTGTAGAACATGAATGATACGCAAATTAGTGAAACCTGGATGTTTTTTAAAGAATATCTGCGTAAGGAAGATATTGCTTTAGCAGCAGAAGGTTTTGTTGATCTATTAGCAGATTTTGGCATTAAGGATAAGGTGTTAGAAAATGCTAGGGGTACTGATCCTGATTTAGATAATGCTATAGAGTATTATCTAGAGGATGATAGTGAAGATGAGGATTACGAGGAAGATTACGACGAAGATTACGACAATTAACTATGTGGTATTCTAAGATAATTAGAGATATAACTCTATTAACTGATGCTATTGACTATTTTAATAACGAGTTAGAGGATGCTAGAGCTGATACTCGTATTAAAGGAAACATAGAAAAGGCAAGTGCAAATATGCCAGGTATTGTAGAGCATAGATTTAACCAGCTACAAGAGATTGAAGCTATTTTAGAATACCTAAATATTGAGTTAAGACAACTTAAAAGTCAACATTTTCGTAAATACCTTGAAAATTATCAAAGAGCGTTAAGCAGTAGGGACTGTGAACGTTATGTAGAAGGGGAAAGCGACGTCGTTGATATGGAAAAGATTATCAACGAGTTCGCTCTCTTAAGGAATAAATGGTTGGGAATCACAAAAGCATTAGATGTTAAGCAATGGCAGCTAAGTAATGTAATTAAATTACGTACAGCAGGTATGGAGGACGCTACACTATGAAAACAGATATTGAAAAGGCATTTGAAATTGCTAATTTTATGACCACTTTGAATAATCAAAAACGTATATTACAAGAAGAATATAATCAAAGTCTATATTATTACAAAGATGGAAATACTTTTAAAGCTACGCCCGATTTCATTTCTTTTGTTAGTAGTCTAATTCATTCTAATATAGAGAGTAGTGTAATATTAGACCAAAATAATGTACCTGTTTTGATATCAGATATAGATGATTTTTTAACATCCCTTATAGCCACATATACAGAAGCTAGTAATGGTTATTTTTACAATTATCAAAAGCTAATTTCCAGCAAAACAGTGGGGACTATTTTAGATAAATGAGTAAGGGAGTATTAATATTTGCTCAAGTTGGGGATTTTGACTATATTAGTTTAGCTGAAATTTCAGCTAAAAGGGTAAAACAATATCTTAACTTACCAGTTAGCATTGTCACCAATAAAAATTATCAAAATAACACAAATATATTTGATAAAGTTATAACTAATTCAACAAAATTAACACAAAAACGTATACTGCATGACGGGAATCTTTCTAATACTATTGAATGGATAAACTTTGATAGATCAGATTGTTATGATTTGAGTCCGTACGATGAAACAATAGTTATTGATGCAGATTATCTTATATCTTCTGATCATTTACTTAATTGTTTTAAATTTAACAGAGACTTCCTTATATTTAATGATCATTTTTATTTGCATAATGATATATATGCAAAAGAATTTGAGTTTATAAATGACAGTGGTATAAGTTTTTATTGGGCTACTGTATTTTATTTTAAGAAAACTATATATACAAGAATATTGTTTAATTTTATAAAATACTTAAGAGAAAATTGGGAATATTTTTCCTTGTTATATAATATAAAAGATAGGAAATTTAGGAATGATTTTGCCTTTAGTATAGCAATTAGTATTCTATCATTGCATATACCATCAAATTTGTTTGGATTTATACCAGGTAAATTATTTTATTCAATTGATAAGGATACTTTACTACAAAGCAAAGACAATGAACTGGTTTTTTATTTGTTAGATTCTAATTCTTGTGTTAAATTAAAAGGTACAGACGTTCATGTAATGAATAAAAATAGTATTTTAAGGTGTTTTGATGAATAGAGGTCATGTAATTTTTGCCCAAAATTCTAATATAAACTATGTTAGACAAGCTTATGCTTTAGCTTTAAGTATTAAAAAATATAATAAGATTAATCAAGTTTGTTTAATAACAAATGATCCTATTCCATTAGAATATATACAGGTGTTTGATCATGTTGTTCCTATACCATGGAAAGATATGAGTGAAAATTCAGAATGGAAAATCGAAAATAGATGGAAGATAATACATTGCACTCCGTTTAAAGAGAATTTAGTTTATGATTCAGACATGTTACTATTGGGAACAAACGATCATTTTTGGTATCATTTAGAAAATTATGATATTGCCCTTACAGAACACGTTACTAATTATAAAGGCACTAAAATAACTTGTAAAAACAATCCTTATAGACGAGTATTTGAAGGTAATAATTTACCAGATATATATTTTGGTTTACATTATTTCAAAAAGAATCAAAAAAGTTACGAGTTTTACAAATGGTTAGAAATAATTATAAAACATTGGGATAAATTTGCAAAAATCTATACTAAAATTTCAACACAAAAAACACCAAGTTTAGATGTGGCGTCTAGTTTAGCGTTACAATTTGGAAATTTTAATGTAAAAAATGATATATTATCTTTTACTCATATGAAGCCTTTAGTACAAGGTTGGGAATCTTCTATAGATTTATGGCATACTTTTATCAATTACTATGTTAATAAAAATTTTGAAATACAGATAGGTAATCATATGCAAACTGGTTTACTACATTATGTTGAAGATGAGTTTTTAACAGATGAAGTAATAGGATATTTAAATGTTTAATAGAATAAACGAAATTGAGTTACCTTTAGTTGAGTTCTCCAAACAAATGTTTTATCTTTACTATGATGATAAAGGTAATATAACTGATTTAGTTAATTATAAAAAAGATACAGGCAATTATGTTGAAGTTACAGAAGAGTTTGTAAAAGAATTTAGATCTAGTTCAAAGAGTATTACCTCTTATATAATTAAATTAGGTAATGAAATAAAACTTGAAAAGAAATTGATTGACAGAACTTTAGGTTCTTTGCTAATTGTAAGTGAACTCAATGAAAATTCTGAAGTAATTATTACTGTAACAAACAAAACTATTAAATTTGGAGTTTCAAATCCAGAATTATATAATAAATTGAATTTATCTCAAACGTATATTTTTTATATTGTAGATAGTCATAATCTCAACTTTATAAAAGAACAAATAAAAATATCTTTTAGACAATTAATCGCAGAATATGTACATTTACATAAATTCAATAAAAATAAAGAGTTGATAGTAACTAAAAAGTATTTCGATTCCTATGGTATAAAATATGAGTAAAAAAATAAAATTAATGGATTGTGACTTAGTATACTTAAGTTATGATGAACCAAATAAAGAACGTAATTATTCTGATTTAAAGAAAAAATTTCCATGGGCAAAACGTGTAGATGGAGTACATGGTAGTGATAGTGCTCATAAAGCTTGTGCAAAACTAGCTGAAACAGAAAGAGTTACTATAATTGACGGTGATAATATAGTCAAGCCTGATCTAATGAGTCAAGTTATTGAACTTATAGATGCAGCAGATACTAGTATATGTGTACTTTCCTTTCCTGCTCAAAACGTGATCAATGGTTTAATATATGGAAACGGTAGTATTAAAAATTGGCCTACACAATTAGTATTAGATATGCGTACTCATGAAAATGCTGACCCTAATAATCATAAAACACAGGTTGATTTTTGTTGGGAAATCAAATATCTTCAAATGGGTAATTGGATGAGCTGGGTACATAATAATGCTAGCCCACATCAAGCATGGAGAGCTGGTTTTAGAGAGGGTGTAAAAATGTGTTTGTTAGAAGGTACTAGGCCTAGTTTAGATAAACCTTTTGATAAACAAGTTCACTGGAAAAATTATCATAGATTAGTAACTTGGATGAATGTAGGTAGTGACGTAGACAATGGGTTATGGGCTATATATGGTGCCAGATTAGGTTGTTATATGACTATGCTTACAGATTGGGATCATAACAATGTTAGAACATTCACTTATCTTAATGATTTATTTGATGATATTAAGCCTAACAGTGAAACTTCACTTAAATCAGAAATACAAAGACTAGGAAATACTTTAAGAGATGATTTACAAATATTAACAGGTTCAAACTATTTAGATCCTGATCAAAGTAAGTTTTTTAAAGCTTTATTTACAAACCCTCCTAGACTGAAAAATGATTGGATTATAGAAAATGTATGATATGGTGTTTATAAGCTATACTGAACCCAATGCAGAATATAATTGGTTGAAATTAAAAGAAAGATTTCCTTTAGTAAAACGTGTCCATGGAGTCAAAGGCATACATCAAGCTCATATAGAAGCAGCTAAACAATGTTTAACTAAAATGTTTTGGGTAATTGATGGTGATGCAGAAATACTTAATACTTTTGAGTTCAATTTTAGAACAAGACAATATGATACAGTTTATGTGTGGCGCAGTAAAAACCCAATAAATGATTTAGAATATGGAAATGGGGGAGTAAAACTTTTACCTAAATATTTAACACTTAAAATGAGGGTTGATACTACTGATATGACAACTAGCATAAGTGATAAATTTGTTCCTGTAAAAGAGGTTAGTAATATTACAGCATTTAATAGTGATCCATTTAACACTTGGAAAAGTGCATTTAGAGAATGTTGTAAATTAGCAAGTAAAACTATTGATAGACAGAAAGTTGATGAAACTGAATCTAGATTAAGTACTTGGGTGAGCAAAGGTTCAGATAGACCTTATGGGGAATATGCTATAAAAGGTGCAAAAGATGGCATTGATTTTGTTAAAAGTAATATGTATGATACAACTTTGTTAAAAAAGATAAATGATTTTGATTTTTTAAAGGAGTTGTTTAAGAAATATGAGTGAAAATGGTAATAATAAAATTGAATGGTTATATGGTTTAGAGGATTATTATAAATATTCTTTCAAATATGAGATATCTTATTTTATTCATCAGTTAATAAATCTAGCAACTGCTTCAGATCCTTATCCGACTTTAAAAAAATTAAGTATAGAGGCTCACAAAGTAAACAATCCAGACTGGTTGTTTTCTAAAAGTATGGGATTTTTTATTAATTTAATTCAAGATAAACACAATCTTATAGAATTTGCTAGTATAGCTCGACATTATTTTGAAAATGAAAAACTGTTTAGAATTATTCATGCTTATGAGAGAAATGAAAAAGATTTAAACATAATCAGTGATGCACTAAGTAGAAGTCAAATTAAGAGTAAAATATGGCTTATTAAAGAGTTAATACCATTCAAAAAACATTTTGATAATGTATTAATTATGGCAGGATGGATAGGACTCTTAAAACCTATCTACTCTAATCGATTAACTTATAAAAGAATGCGTATTCTTGATTTAGATAAAGAAAGCTGTAAAATAAGTGATGACATAGTTAATAATCAAGATTTACAAAATTATAAGGTAAAAAGTGTTCATTGTGATATTAATAACTTAACGTGCCATAAAAATGGTTATGAGTTAGATATAGAAAATTTTAAAAATAAGGAAATGTTTACAGAAAAGTTCTTACCTAATTTAATTATAAACACTAGTGCAGAGCATATGTCAGAAGAATGGTTTCATCAAATAAGAAATAAAAATTTAGAATCTAATCCTATAGTTGTAATACAGAGTAATAATATGTTTGATATTCCAGAACATATTAATTGTGTACATAGTATTGATCATATGAAAAAGAAATTTCCAATGTCAGATATACTATATGAAGGTGAACTACAATTAAAGGGGTATAAGAGAGTGATGCTTATAGGTAGAGTTTAATGGATATAGATCATTTAGAAATGAGGGATTTACAAAAAGAAGCTGCTAGAGCACTTACTGTATATAGTGCTACTAATAATTTTATATATCAATTTAATAGACAGGCATACCATAATAGTCAAAATTGGTATAAAGCTGTAATTAAATATTATATAGAACAACATGGAGATCTACCAAGTAAAACTGGCCCTGCTAAAGATGTTAAATTAATTATAGAATAATGTTATATAAGTCTAATGATATAAGAGTTATACATTTAGAAATTACTGAAAAATGTAACGCAGCATGTCCTATGTGTGCAAGAAATATTAATGGTGGTGAGGAAAATCCACAAATAACTAATTCGGAATTGAATTTAAACGATATTAAAAAGATTTTTTCTACAAAGTTTATTCAGCAACTAGATCGTTTATTCATGTGCGGCAATTATGGAGATCCTATTGCTGCTAAAGATACCCTTGAAGTATTTGAATATTTTAGACAGTCTAATAATAAAATACATCTGTCAATGCATACTAATGCTAGTGCCAAAAAAACAGATTGGTGGGCAGAATTAGCTAAAATTATAGGTCGAAAAGGGCATGTGGTTTTTAGTATAGATGGTTTAGAAGACACTAATAATTTGTACAGACAGAATACTGTTTGGTCTAAAATAATGGAAAATGCACAAGCGTTTATTAATGCTGGAGGAAGAGCAAGATGGGATTATATTGTTTTTGCACATAATGAACATCAAGTAGAAGAAGCTGAACTTTTGTCTAAATCAATGGGTTTTGAAAAGTTTCAATATAAAAAATCAGCTAGATTTTTTAGTAATGTTAATGGAACAACTAAAGAAGTGCACCAAGCTAGTAATAGAAAAGGTAAACTAACTTCTTTGTTACAAGCACCTACTAATCCTAAATATAGAAATAGTGTATTAGATCAGATTAGTATGTTTGCTAAAGGGGATGAAATTATTAAATTTATGCCTAGTAAGGTTAAAGATATAGAACTAACAGAACAATATTTTCATAAAGACCCAGTCAAGAAAAAAGCAATTGAAAAAGTCTGGGATGAGTCTATTATTAAATGTAAGGTAGCAGAAGAAAAAAGTTTATATATAAGTGCAGAAGGAATTGTTCAACCATGTTGTTGGACGGCTGGTCAAATGTATGTTTGG